TTTGGGTAGATTGTAACGGAGGAATGCAAAACGCCTTAGACGATAAAACAGAGCTTCCTACAACTAACGAGTTAATCAATAACTTCTGTAAAACTGTTTTTATTAAAGAAAAAGAGGAAACGGAAGACGATATGGTCTTCTTTTCTTCTAGTTCATTGATTAAGAAAAAGAAAGATACTGTAAAGGAAAACAAAACTTTAGAACTTTTGACTATTTTAGGCAATAACGAAATTGATATAACGCAGTTCATGGAAATGGAACTAGAACTAGTTTATAAAATAATTGAACTTATTGCAGAGAAGAAGAAAGAGGAAAAAGAAAAAGAGAAAAGGCGTAAAAGAAAGGGTATGTAATGGCAAGTAATGCAAAGTTTGAGGTCGAGATATATGGCAATGTCACGAAGTTCGAGAACTCACTTAAAGGCGTTAATACCGCTATGTCAGGACTTAGGGGCGAAGCTAAAAACTTACGTGAAGCTCTAAAACTTGACCCAACAAATCCAAAAACAATGGAACAATTGCAAAAGAATTTACAAACGCAGTTGGGCTTATCACGTGACAAAGCAACAAAATTAAAACAAGAACTTTCTACAGTTGACAAAGGTACGTCAGCAGGTCAAAAGAAATGGCTACAACTTACTAGAGACTTAGGCACAGCAGAAATACAAGCCAACAGGCTGGAAAGTGAAATAAAGCAAGTCGAGGGTGCAATTAGTTCGGGCTCTTGGAACATTGACGCTAAAATGGATACTAAAGGCGTTAATAGCGGAATTGATGGCATGAAGTCACGCTTTAACGGTCTTAGAGAAATTGCTGTTGGTGTATTTAGACAGATTGGTTCAAGTGCTGTTAGTGCTGTCGGCAATGGCTTAAGGGGCTGGGTATCTGATGCAATGGATACTCAAGCAGCTATGTTTGCCTTGAAAAATACAATGAAGTTCAAAGGCAATGCGGGAGATTTTGACTATGTAAACAAATCTATGCAGAAGCTCGCCAGAGATACAAACGCAAATAGTGAAGATACTCTAAAACTTTCAACAACGTTCATTGGTTTAGGAGATAGTGCTAAATCAGCAATTGGAAAAACAGAAGCATTAGTAAAAGCTAACCAAGCATTTGGTGGTACTGGGGAAAACCTTAAAGGTGTTGCCCAAGCTTATGGTCAGATGTCGGCTTCTGGAAAAGTTACTGCCGAAAATATTAATCAGTTGACAGATAATAACACGGCTCTTAGCGCTTCATTAAAAGATACTGTTATGCAAATGAACCCACAACTACAGCAATATAGTTCATTTAACGATGCGGTTACAGACGGCGCTGTTTCAATGGAAATGCTCGATAAGGCTATGCAACAAGCAGCAGACGGTTCAGGCAGTGCTACAAAAACTATAAGGGACACTTGGTCTGGTTTTAATGAAGACTTATCGCAAGCCTTACTTCCTACGCTTGAGGCTTTGACACCTGTTATAAATGCTGTAATTGATAACATGGATAAGTGGGGGAAAGATGCTGGTAAATCCATTGAAAAAATTGTTAAGTGGATAACGACATTATGGGAAGAATTAAAAGTATCAGGAACGTTAACAGAGTTTGGTAGAGTTTGGGAAAACGTAAAATCAATTCTTGGTTCAGTAGGAAGAATAATACTGAATGTTGTTAAGGCATTTCTTCCTTTAGAAAAAGCTCCTAAAAGTAGCGCGGACTCAATCGGCTCTACAATGGAAGTACTTTGGGGCTTAGCAGAGTCTTTGCAAAAAGCTACTGCCAAAATAGCTGATTTTTTGAAAAAAGTTAGTAAAAGCAAAGGAGCAATGGATGCTATAAAAGTGGCTTTAGTTGCCTTAACAGCAGGGTTTGTGGCTTTTAAAATTGGAACTGGAATAGTCAAGGCTATTGTTGCTTTCAAAAAGTTACGAACGGCAATTAAAGCAGGGACAGGAGTAATGAAAGCATTTAATCTTGTTACTGGCGTAAACTCTTATGTATTGATTGCAGCCGCAATTGCAGCAGTTGTTGCTGGTTTAGTTTATTTCTTCACTAAAACCGAAACAGGTAAAAAGATATGGGCGGACTTTGTAGACTTCTTAAAGAGTGCATGGGACGGAATAGTTTCGTTCTTTAGCGGTATTGGTCAATGGTTTTCTGATATATGGAACGGAGTAGTTGACGGAGCAAAAGGGATTTGGCAAGGTTTAGTTGATTGGTTCAGCGGAATTGTTCAAGGTATTCAAAATATTTGGAACGGAATAACAACATTCTTCACTAACTTATGGACGACTGTTGTTACTGGAATTCAAACAGCATGGGCAGGAGTTACAGGGTTCTTCACAGGACTGTGGAATGGAATAGTGAATATCGTTAAAACTGTGTTTACAACTATCTCTTCTTTAGTTACTGGAGCTTACAACTGGTTCGTCACAACTTTCCAACCTTTAATTAGTTTTTTTCAATCTATATTCAATCTAATAGGCTCTATTATTAACTTAGCATTTCAACTTATATTGGCTATAATTCGAGGTGCTTATCAATTAGTTATCGGCGCATGGAAAGGTATATCAGGTTTCTTTGGTGGAATATTTAATGCTGTTAGTTCAATAGTTTCTACAGTATTCAGCGCAATCGGTAGCTTTGCTGGTTCAACTTGGAATTTAGTTAGGTCAGTATGGAGTGTAGTATCTGGATTCTTTAGTGGTATATTCAACGCTGTAAGAGGTATCGTGTCATCAGTGTTCAGCGCAATCGGAAGTTTTGCTTCTAGCGCTTGGGGAGTAGTTAGCTCAATATGGAGTGTAGTGTCAGGCTTCTTTAGTGGCATATTCAATTCTGTTCGTAGTGTCGTTAGCGGAGTATTCGGTGCTCTTGGTGGCTTTGCTTCTAACGCTTGGTCAAGGATTTCAGGTGTATTTAGCGGCGTTGGGGACTTCTTTAGTGGAGCTTTCAACGGTGCTAAAAGTACAGTTAGTGGAGTATTCGACGCTTTCGGTGGGTTTGCTTCTAATGCTTACAACGCAATAACAGGAGCATTTAATGGTATTGGAGACTTCTTTAGCGGGCTATTTGGAGGAATCAAGAATACAATAGACAACGCTCTTGGTGGTGTAACAAGAACGATTGACAATATATCAGGAACTATTAATGGTATCGCTGGGAAACTTGGAGGATTATTCAAAGGTTCTATGGTAGTAGGCTTAACAGATGTCAATTTATCTTCTAGCGGTTATGGTCTAAGCACTAACAGCGTATCAAGCGACAATAGAACATATAACACATTCAACGTACAAGGTGGTGCTGGTCAAGATGTTTCTAACTTAGCACGAGCAATCAGACGAGAATTTGACCTAGGGAGGGCTTAATGGTAAGACAGTATAAAATACATACCAACTTAGACGGAACAGATGATAAAATTTGGGACGTTACAAACGGAAAAGTTAGATTTTATCAGCCCTCTAATTTAGGGTTACAATCAACTAATAATATTTGGCAAAGTAATGGCGTCGGAGTAATGGGAACACGCTCAATCACTCAACCACAAATAGAATTCAAGTTGGAAACGTTTGGAGAAAGTTTAGAAGAAAATTATCGGTTAATGAAAGATTTCATAAATGATATTCTTAACCAAAAAAACGTTACACTTGAATATCAAACAGAGATTTTTCAGGTATACGCTGATTTAGCTTTAGCAGATGTCACAAAGACAGAGGGTTATGGAAAGAACGGGACTTTTAGCGAAAAGATAACTTTTGATATAATCACAAAGTGGTACACTTACGAAAATTTAACTTTTGAAAAAATTCAAAATGGTAAAGTTCTTTCTGGAAAGTCTAAAATTTATGGCGGATATAAAGGAAGTGAAACAGCTTTACAAAATTATAAAAGATTAAAAGAAAGTCCTTCTTTAAATTTACCTAATTTGAATTTGTTAACTGACACTAAAGATTTTATCAATAAGGATTTATTAGGGAATAATCAAAAAACTAGTATAGTAGCTCCTCATAGTACAGTACTGAAAGATGGAAATGATACTTATTTAAAGTTTATTTCTACAGCTGATAATCAATATTGGTTAGATTGTTATTTGGTAGCTGATTGGAATACTAATCCACCACAAGGTTTTATCAATGCCAATATACTTCCTAATTCAAAATATACTTTCAGTTTTTGGGCTAAAGGTACTGGAGAACATACAGTTAATGCTTATGATAAATGGACTACTCCTCCAAATATTGTTATCCCTTTTACCCTTACTAATGAGTGGAAACATTATAGCTTTACGGTAACAAGTTCTGCGACTATTCCAAAAAAAAATGTTGAGTTTTTCTTGCGGAGTCTCAAAATTGGTTCAGAAATTAATCTTAAAAAACCTAAAGTTGAAGAAGGTTCAACCGCAACTCCTTGGATGCCCGCAGCTAGTGAAATCACGACTAATGATATAAGTGAATACTTCGGATATAATTATATAGCAAATCAAGCCTATACTTATTACGGAGAAACAAACATAGAGCGTTTAAGCCGCTGGGATATAAAAGAAGAAATATTTAGTTTTGTAGGAATACTATATCAAAATCTTCCTAGAATACCAACTGGTGTTAGATTTTTAGACACCATTGGAAATGAATATACGGCAATTGTATTTAATACAGCCGAGCCACAAAGCTATATTTTAATTAATACAGATGTAAATGATGAAATTTATCAAGGGTGGAACGGAACAATTCCATTAAATCTATTCCCTTTGCTTGACTTTGAGCGGTATAGAACTCGTATAATTAAAGAAGGTCAAATGGAGTTAATTAACCTTACTAAGGCAGAATTTAAAATCAAGAGAAAGGCGGACTTCGTTTAATGTTAGAAGCTAATGTTTATGATAACTTTAACCCTAACTACTATAATGTATCTGACTTTATTCTTCCTAATGGTAAAAAAGAAAAAAGAGGTTTACCTATACCAAAAGCAAGGTGTCAAGTTATTAACTATGAACTGTGGGAAACAGGTTATCTTTACACTTCATCAGCTACATTGACCGTTTCGGTAGAAGTTGGCGATATTGTTCAAATTCTTTTTCCTGAAGTTGTTCCAATTGAGGAAGCACTAGGTAAAAAGAAAAAACTTAACTTAGATATGGTTTACCTTGTAACAGATGTAGATGAAAGTAACAAAGCCACATTAAAGAACTATTTTTGGGCAATGATTGAAAGCTTAGATGTTCCAAACGCAATAACTAAAACGACAAACGCTGCTATCATTGATTATTTAATTGACCCTAATAAAAATAATTTAATGAGTTATGGTTATTTCTTCAATTCAAGTATCTTTGCAGGAAAGGCTACAATCAACCGTAAAGCAGAAACTTCAGGAGCTACTGATGTAGCTAAAAGGATATTTTCTAAGGTTCAATTTCAACCAACTACAACAATTCAACATGCTTCATCTGAAACAGACCCTAGAAATTTGTTGTTCGTTAACTTTGCCTCAAGAAACTGGAATAGAAATAGAATCACGACAAGGGTGGATATTAAGCAAAACGTGGCAATGGATACAGAGACAGTAGTAGAACGTTCAGCTTATAATTTCGCTGTCGTATTCGTTAAAAATAAAGCAACAGACGATTACACAGACCCACCTAAGATGTACACAGCAAAAAACAACGGAGATGTCATTGATTATAGTACTTATGGCGGAGACGGAACAGACTTGCCAGAAGTAAGAACGGCTAAAACATTGTTTTATGATAGAGATGACCATGGAAACCCACCAGATATATCTACCATTAAAGCTGAAATTTCGCCTTCTACAATCGTTACAAGATTAATTTTTAACCAAAACGAACTCTTACCTTTGTATGTTAATGACTTGGTTGATATTTGGTACGAAGGAAAATTATATTCGGGGTATATAGCAGACAGGGTTAAAACGGAGTTTAATGATAGACTTATTTTTGTAGAAAGTGGAGACAAACCAAATGTTATATGAGTATGTAGCTACTTACGGAGATAAATATAGAATAGATAGCTTCGCAGGGTACAGAGAGCTACGTAAAGACCACTTAGAACTTTTATCTGGTAAAGTATATTATAATAGTAAAAACTCGCTTAGAATTGAAACCACTCTCTTGTACGAAGTCGGTCAATTTGTATCAATTGGAGGTTATCCGTATGGTGGTAGAAAATTTAGATTGTTGGAGCTATCAATTACTGATAACCCAGTTTTAGATAAAGCGAAGATAATTTCAAGAAAGGTTAAAAATGACAATTAACAACTTCACATTTTTCAGTCCAAATGGAACAGAATTTCCAGTCGGTTCTAATAATGACGCAAAGTTATATATGATGTTGACCGGAATGGACTATAAAACAATCAGGCGCAAAGACTGGGTAGAACCATTAAATACAAGTCTTAATGTAATGTATCCCAACACTTCAATTATTGCTGGAGGTAGATACTTTGAATTATTAACTGAAACAGTAGCTTTAAAAGCTAATTCTGTCAACTATATTCATGCAAACATTGACTTAACACAAACTACTAGCCCTGTCAGCTTATCAGCCGAACCCGTAGACAACAGCAACAATGTTGACTTGAATAACCGTTCAGGAGTACTGAAAGTCTTAATTGATATTAGAACAACTAACGGACTAGGTGTCATTAGTGATAAAGCACCTGATAACGTAACATATTTAGATAAAGTCGTCATAAACAGCATAGAAACAAAATCTGGGTCACTTAGTATAGGCAATGGAATCACCTTCAGTTGGCAAAAAAAAGGTGAAATAGTGGAAATTAAATGGATAGGTAGACTGACAAATATTAATGCTGGACAAGTCTTTGCTGTAAAAGCACCACACGAAGTTATTCCAAATAAGACAAAAGAATTAGTTGGACACTTTGCTAACACGGGAAAATCTTTCCATATTGACTTAGAGCCTGACGGTACATTTAGGTGGTGGGGCGAGAACCAAGCGAATGGTTCTATTCGTGGTACTGCTATGTATTTCATCAAATAACAAAATAGAAAGCAAAACAAAATGGTAACTAGAATGATTTTAATAACTATCTTAATTTTAGCGATTTTTTTCGCTACATGGGTCAAAGATAGAGAAAAGATGAACCCGCCTTTCAAACGTAGACTTGTAATTGATTTGACGGTAGTCTTCGCGCTATGGGTTTTATATGCAGTCTTTCACTTTACACAAACACCCTCAACTTCTGATATCGCTAAAACAGTGATTAACCTAGGCTTGTTGTACTTCGTAGGACAATTTATTTACTTAATCGCAAAAATTAGCCCTATGTTTGACGGTTTGGTTAAACTTATGAAAAAGAATGGTGTAAGTGTTCCTGAAGCGGAAGAAGAACAAACGGAGGATAAAAAAGAATGAATATAACTAATGCTGGTGTACGTGGGCATGATCCTACTGGGGTTGTAATTCACAATGACGCTGGTTCAAATGGTGCTAACGTTAGCTTCTACAACAACTGGTTACCTAATCATAACCCTGAAAATGGCTTTGCTCATGTTTACATTGCTTCTGACGGACGATTGCAGGCTTCTGACTTCTCTAACATGGCATACCATTGTGCTAACTCATACGGTAATGCAAATTACGCAAGTTGGGAAGTATGCCAATCAGAGGGCGATTTAAACCAGTTCTTGAGGAATGAACAAGCGGTACTAGACGACGTAGCTAAGTATATGAAACAATGGGGACTAACTCCTAATCATGATACCGTGAAGCTACATCAAGAACTATCAAGCACAAGTTGCCCTAGACGTTCCGTAGAAGCTCACGGTGGCACGGTAGAGAGTTGTCGCTCATACTTTATCGCAGAACTAAATAAACGCCTTACAGGGCAAACTGTAAGCACAGATAACAATAACACAACAGAAAGCGGAGAAATTGAAATGTTTCTAATTAATTGTAAAGACACTAAAAATTGGTATGTATGCAATGGAGTATCAGCACGACATATTAAAACAACTCGTATGCTTGGCGGTTTCCAAGGTAAATTTGGAGCGATTAAGTTACCAGAAACAGTTATGTATCAAAAGGGAATTTGAAGCAGAATATGGAAAAGTAAACTAAAAAAAAGACAGCTTTATAGCTGTTTTTCTTTTGTAAATGAAGATATCCTACTTTCTATTTTTTGATTTTTAATTTGCTATCTATTTTATATTTTACCAAGTAGCCCATGCAGTTCCACCTGAACCTTGGTATATACTTACTGCTTTGTCTAAATAAGCCTGTGGACTTAAATTAGATACTTGACCATGAACGCTTTGATTAATCTGTAATAGTCCCCAGCACCCAATAGGGTTCTCAACATAAGGGTTTCCGCTAGATTCCTTGTAAATAACATCAAGCCATTTACTAGCGCTTACTCCTGTCTTACTTGCTAGGTATTCACTAGCTTGTTCAGAACTTACGCTTGACCAATCACTTCCAATAATGCTATTAGTTTCTGTGTTTGGTGCAGCTTCTATACTAACTTCTTGCGCCCTTTCGGTATTAGGTTGTTCAGTCGCCTTATCACGTTCTCTTGCAACTCTGTCAACTTCGGCTTGTTTTTCAGCTTCAACTCGTTGTTCTTCAATTGCTTTCTCCTTAGCTTGCCTTATGTGCTCATATTTTGCTTTCTCTTGCGTTTTAAACTCTTTGTCATATAATTGTGCCACAATATCATTAAAGCCCTTATCAGCCTTTTTATGAGCTTGTTGAATCAATACGATACTTTGAATATCTGCGTCTGTTAAAATAAAAATATTTATTCTCCTTATGCCATGCTTTTTTCTATTCCGTCTTTTACAGCTTTAGAACTTGGATAAATTACCCAGCCTATTTTTTTGTCCCATATAATTGCTGTTATTCTTTCTCCTACTTCATTCTTTGCTTGAATTAGATAACTATCTAACAAAACCAGTTTACCTCCTCAATAGCTTCAATAATATTATTTCCAGCATGTTTTATAATTTCATCTCCTGCAATGTTTCTTGAAAATAGTTCGTTCTCAATCTTTTTAAAGTGCAATGCTTTAGCTAAAAATTGAGCTGACGATTCATAGTATAATGTTTCTAGTTCATCATCTGAAAGCTGTGTTAAATCATCATTAGCAAAAGTTGTGAGTTTTCGCTTAATCTCTTTGCCATTGTCGTCTTCTTCTACGTAGTAACGCTTCATCTATTCATACCTCTAATTTCAAATTTTTCAATAATATACCTTTTAGAGCCTAACTCAAGGCTTACTAGATAATTATTGAAAGGGTCATTCTTGTTCAAGTCATTAGCAATCTTTCGTGCTGTTGACCGTGGATATTTTGAACTATTAATCTTCCGTGTGTACTTGTGTAATATCATCTCATTGCCTCCCTTTGCATTTTACGCTTCAATCGTTGTTTATATAGATATTCTTTACTTGGCTCTAAGTTCGATAATATCTCATCTAATAAGTCAAACGCTTCTCCGTTATCTCCTACGCTATCAATCTTTTTAAGTGTAATTTCGTGCATTTCATCATCATTGAAAAACACAGTAAGATAAGGAAATGCTACGGTATTTGGTAAACTCAAACGTGATTTAGTGGCTTTTAAGTTAGGGTATTTACCTGTTTCGGCTTTAACTTTTGATTCAAATTGACTAATTCTGATACCTTGTTCTTTTAGTACGCTAGTAATTCTTTCATATAATTCTTCGTTTGTCATTATGCTATAACCTCAATTATTTCTGTATGCTTTTTAACTTCATATCTTTGTTCTTCTGGAAGCAATTCGTTCCATTTTAAAGCCTCTTTTTTATCATAAAACTTACGTGATTTAATCTCTTTTTCCAATGTCCAAGATACTGTGTAGTATGTAAATTCATCTTTCATTATCCAATAACTCCCGTCTTTATATTTAGTCTTTGCTGACTTGATAAGTGATATCCTTTGCACCACTTACAGTAATAAGCCCTAACTGGTATCTTGTCATTCTTATTTTTCTTGTTCTTTTTAATATGCTGGGCAGTAGCTATTGAATATAAAGCGCCCATTTTAGTGTATTTTCGTTTTTTACACATAATCTAACCACTCCTTAATCGTAAACAATTCAAAGCCATTTAGTTTGCTTTGCTTTTCAATTTCCACTTGGTTTCTATCTAGGTCTGTCAGTAGTTCAATTATAGGTCTACCAAAGGCAAACCAACCAAGAACTGTATTAACTTTAAGTCCGAAATACTTAGCGCATTGAGCCTTACAACTAAAATGCAGTTCTTCTTCCGTCATAGGGTTATAAGCTATTATCTCCATATCTTTTCGTGCTTTCATTTTTTAACCTCCTTTCTTCTAAACAATAGTATCAAATTTTTTTATATTTGTAAATAACAAACTTTAGGCCTCTTCAATAAATTCCAAGTATCTTTCATCAATCGCTTTTATTTCTTCTTTTGTAAACTCTGATTTAAAGTTATTTCTCTCTTCTTTAAAGCCTAGGAAGATGAACTTTTCTCCTAGTTCGTTTTTAAAAGAGTTCAAGTATCCTTTTTTGTTGTTCATCAATTTAACGTTGTATTTTTCCATTTCCGTCTCCTTAATTTCTATAATACCATTGTATCAAAAAAAGCCAATGCTGTCAAACATTAACTTTGTTCTTTGATTAATTCTTTTACTTTCATTCTTCCACTTTCTTTTTAAAGTATTCTAGATGTTTAGCTACTTCCCATTTATCACGGTTCAACAATAACCATAAGTGAGCCTCTTTAGTATTACTCCTCAAACCAAATGCCTTCAAAATATCTTTAAAGCTATTCGTATAACTAATTTTAAGCCAGACTTTTTCAAACAATTCAAAGAAAATTTCTTTGCCAAAACGTTCACTATATATCCTTTTATCATCAGTATCTAGTGTTTGATGTTCTTCTAGCCATTCGTTCAACTCTTTAGAGATAATAATTTTTTCTGTCATTTTATTCGCCTTTCCAGTTTTTGAAATCATCGGCCATATCTTGTGTAAAGCCCATAATATCTTCAGTAGTGTACTCTGTAAGCTCATTCTCGTTACTTAACTTAGCCAGTTCTTTGGCATAGTCTAGAGCCTTGTTGTAGTCTTTGTCGTAGCTTTCGCCCTCTTTCTTGCCAGCTCTTACTAGATACTTTAATACCTGCATTGTATACCACCCTACAAGCTCTTCGTAGTTAAAATTATGTTTCAAGTATTCGTTAAGTTCTACACCATGCTCATTGGCATAGTGCCGATTCTTTTTAAAATTCATTAGATGATCCCTCCAAGCCATGCAATACTCAATATTGCAATCATAGCCAGCCATGCAATAGCTATAAATGCAAAGCCGACACCTACAACTATCGTTAAAGTTTTTACTGTATCTTTCATTTTGTTCTCCTTAATTTGATTGTCTGTATTTTTCCATAACATTATGGTATTTACTAACAAATTGCTTTTACTTTGTCAAACATTAACTGTTCTTTGTCTTTCTAATTTGGTAAAATTTATTCCATTTTTCTATAAGTTCCAGTGATTCAGGTTCATCATATTCGGTAAACAGTTCAACCTGTGATGTATACCAACAGTGCAAACAGCGACTACAATTATAACAGATGTTTGTATATCCTCTACAACCTTTGCAAACTCCTAAGCCGATACTCGTTGGTATATCGAAGCAATGGCAATATCTTTTGTCATTAAAGTATTTTCTTTTCATTATTCCTCCTTTTCAAGTGCTACATTCTCGGCCATTACAACATCAATATCCTTTCCAGTCACTTTTTCGATATAATCAACTGCAAGTTTATGGGTTTTTGCTAGGTCCGCAAGCTTTCTGTCTACAATGTTTCCTACAACAATATCTTGAGTGATATTTGCTGCAACGCTCGCTTCAATCAACGTTTGAATGCAGCTCTCTAATTCTTCTTGGAGTTTTTCAACTGTTTTGTTTACAATATCCATTTGTATTTTTCCTTTACTCATATATGCTATTATAATCTATTTCTTTTTAATTGTCAAGCGATAAGCCCAATAAACAACTAATAAAATAATTGTTATTATAAATAGCGGTGGAATAAATACAGTTACTGCAAACCAAACAATAGAAACTAAAGTATAAATCATGATTTTAAGTATTAATTTACCTGTTTTAGTATTTTCAAAAGTTATTTCCTCATCTAATGATGAATCATCTTCTGTTGAATTATCGTAAATTATTTTGTCTTCATTTACTTCGTACTGGTTTCCACAATAATCACATTTACCATTAGTGAAATCTGAAGACCCACAGGTTACGCATTGTATTAAATTCATTTTATTACCTCTATTTTATGCCCTTTTAGTTTACAACCTTCATTATAAATTATAGATGGAGCGTCTAAAGTTTTATTATTCCATTTTACTTTAATACCCCCAGCTCGTTTTTTATTTTCTCCGTTTCTTGGTTGCATTGGTGCGTTCGTTCTTGGCGGTCTTTCTCTAAAAGTCGTATTATACATTTTTTACCTCTTTCATTTGTTGAGATTATTATAACAAAAAAAACTCTAAGCTGTCAAGCAAAAAGTTTTTTACATTATTAATTATTTTTCTTTCAATTTATTCTTGAACCAAATAATGCGTTCTTTGAACCAAGCATCAACCCCTTCAGGACGTAGCCATTTACCTTGTTTCACACCGTTTTTTTCCATGAACTCAATCACTTTAGTTGGAGTTTCTGGTTCGTCCCACATATTATGTCTTGCTGAATGATATTTACTAAACATTTCAAGTGTTTCGATGTAGCTATCTTTCAGAAGCTCCGTATCAAGCAATTTTTGAGCCTTCTCTGCACGTTTAGCAAGTCGTTCGTTAGCTTGTTCAAGTTGCTCCTTTTGTCGCTGTAATCTCAAATTATGATTGATATAAGCAATTTGCTGCGCATGTCGTCCAAGTTTTCCTTGTGTGTTAAGCTCAATTAGTTTAGCCATTCCCTCACCAAGAATTTCATCAGCCACAAAGTTATACTTGTATTTCTTATTTGTATTTCGTACATAGTTATCAAGTGTCTGCTTGATTTTAAGTTTTTTGTGCAATTCTCGTAGTGTTGTCAATTTGTTCTCCTTTATTTAAGTACCACAGATAGTGTATTTTCATATATATAAAAATCTTTCACTTCTTCATTTTCTTCAATATAAAGAAGTGCGTTTTCCTCTTGCTTTGTAACATTTACGATATTTTTTATATTTAAGATAAGATTGCATTTATCAAAAGAACCATAATAAATTTCTAATATTTTGATGTTGCTGTCATCAATCATCATAGCCATACTAAGCGTTTTAAATCTCAATTTAACACTCCCTCATATATTTTACCAAACTTCAAAGCGTTAATTTTAACTAACTGTTTCAATTCTGATATAAATTGCTGTTCTCCGTCAAAGTCAAACGGCATTGATACATTCTCTTTTATCCAAGTGAAAGCTCCATCAAAATCTTGTCTTAGTAAGCTCATCTTATCCACAATGTCGATAATTTGTTCTTTTTCCTCTGCTGTGTACATAGAACCTACTTTCTAGAAAGGCAGGTCTGATTCATCAACTTCAATCTGTTCAGAACCACCAAATAAGTCTTGCTTGGCTTGTGCTTGACTATTATTATCATTAGGAATAAATACTTTTTCAACTGTGGGGAAAACAAAGTTATAGTTTACGTATTCGCCTGATTCCTTAGCTTGTACACGTCCGCTGACCGTTACGGTGTCGCCTAATTGAATGAAGTCAGGCAAGAAAGCTGAACCGTAAGCAACTTTTACGTTAGATCCCTTTTCTTTTTCAAATAATGGGACTGAAATAATTTTCTTGTCGCCTTTTGCTGTGCTTACTGTACGTGTATTCTTTTCGTTTGCTTGTGCTGTTACTGTAATGATTGCCATTTTTTATTCTCCTTTTTCTGCTTCTTGCTGTGCTAACCAAATCGTCATGATGTCGGTAATTTCTTTTTTAGTCTTATCTTTCAACCTATCGATATTTTTATATCCTAGTTGTTCAGCTCGTTTAATAAGTGGTTGGATCTCACGAAGTCGTTGCTTTTCAGCTTCAAGTTCTTTCTGCTCTTCTGTCAAGTCAGGCAAATCTTCATTTGCGTAGATGTATAGCCCTAAACCATGACGAGCGATTGCCTTAACTAGTCCGCGCTGAATGGCTTTATTTACGTCCATTGAAGTCAGTTTTTCAAGTGGGATAGATTGATTGCGATAGTCCATCACAGGTAGATACTCAATGTGTTCTAAGCCCTCAATAGTCATTCCAACTTTAACCCATGCTGTGTGACCGTCTGTGTGATAATTTAGCCCTTGCTCATTTTCATAAACTTTACTATTAGCTTCAGGATATACTTTTTTTACCTCAGACCATGCAAATGCCCAACTAAGATAATCTAAATTATTCTTTTTACTTTTCTTGTCATTGACATTAATGACACTTAAAGTTTCAAATACGCTCATTTTCTCCTCTTTCTACAATGAAGACGTCGCCTTGTCTTGTAATTTCAATATTATACTTAAGCATAGGCAGGATATAACCTTTACCCCAATAGCTCCATAATTCGCTTATCAAGCCATATAGGCACTCGTTAGGACCAACCCTATACTTTGTTTCGTTCATCTCTTTGAGCTCTTTATATAGCTTTCTAACGCCTCTAGCATAATGTTTACTTGCTTTTTCTTCTGCCCTTAAACTTTTGTAGTTGCTTTTCATAAATGAACTTTCTAATATCGTCTTTTTGCTGCTTTTCCTCTTTATCAGACCAGCCAACCTTTTGGCCTTTTCGCTTGCCACTTTGATAAACTCGTCTGTTATCTTCTGGAAAGCCATTTTTCTCGAAGTATATTCGAGCATATTCAAAGTAATTTAAGCTATTGATATACTGCTGACTATCTTTTTTATGATAATTGAGAGTAATTAATCGCCTTTCAGCTAGTGATTCAAAAGATGTTATCATTATTTCTCCTTTATTTTTATATATACTATTATATCAAAATTATTTACTATTGTCAAGTATTAGATGATATTTTTTCATTTATTTCTGCTTTTAATTGTAATGCTTTAATCAATGCACGTTTAGAATACTCATTTTCGCAAGCTGTATGCAATTTCTTTGACTGTCTGACTAGAAATTCAGCACGTCCAAGCCATACTTTAAAAAGCTCGTCATTGTGCCATTCTGCTTTTATCATTTCGTCTAATGCACGATATAACCAGCCGTAAACTTCTGCATGTAAATTAATAGCTTTGTTCTTGTAGTCGTTCATTGAGTTCATTTTTTGCTCTCTCTATTAATTCAAATCCATCACTATATAAAACAGGTTTTGAATATTGTTCATTCATGTTAAACCTTGAATAATAGTCATAGAAGTATTCATTTACTTTTTCATGGTAATAAACAACGTATTTTTTATCACTCATTTTCTGTTACTTTTCCTTGCTCTTTTGCTAAGTCTAAGAAAGCCTGTGCCGATTCTTTTGTCGTTTCGATTGGAGTTTCAACCTTGACTTTTTCAACTAGTTCGCTATCGGGCTCTTTTTTAGATTTATTGACACAAGTAAATACTGAATCAACGTAAGAAAAGTTTAAATCATCATCAAACTGATATCCACGCGCTTTTACTGATAACTTAGAGAAGTCGTTATGCTTGCCACGTTTAGGGCTTAACATCAGCATAAATTCTGCCCAAGCTGTAAGAGTAGAACCACCTAAGGCGTCACTAGGCTTTACCATATAGGCTTTATCGTCCATTGAGTTTGCATAAGCTGATTTGTTTGCATGAGCCACCAGTAAGAAAGTTACATCTTGGAAAAGTAACTTTAAGCGTGTAATTCTCCTAAGCATTGGCTCGAAGTCTTTACCGTAGATAATATCGCCATTTCTTAGCATTGTCATAAGGTTGTCTAAAATAACGAACTTGATATCATTTTCTTTGATGTACTCATACAATAAATTCATGTGGTGCGAATCATCAAGCATAAACTCGCCACCTGTTAAGAAATGCAAGTCTTCTGGTGCAGTGTCTTTATTTCTAAGACGTTTATTTAGTTCCCTGTCAGTATCCTCATTGTCTATGTATAGTGTCTTGCTTCGCTTTGTATCATAACCAAAAAAAGGTAGTCCTTGCGATACCATTAAAGCCATGTGCATTGCTAGAGAGCTTTTAAACGACTTAAACGGTGCTACAAGTATTCCAGCTTGTGAACTTGGCATTAACGTATCAATAAGCCAGTCATCTTTTAAATTTATTAAGTCTTCACGCTCTTTTAAGTGCTTGGCTGTCTGTACTTTATCAAATATGTTAGTCATTTATTTCTCCTTTAGTATATAATAGCAAAAAAGACTTGAAAAGTCAAGCCTTAAATATCATATAATTTTAGTTATAAACTATTATGCTCGTTATTAAACGTTTTTTTTAATTCTTCAGCTATTTTTCTAGCTTTTCTTAAACTTTTAACTTCTCCAAAACTAACGAAAGTTACTTTTTCTTTATCAAGTTTGTTATATTTTTCTTTCAGGATCTTATATTCATCAACTCTTTTTACATGTTCTTTTGCTGATGTTGTTGCTAGTGTTTTCCAATAATCAACATCTTCTTTTAATTTTGCATATTCTTCATTACTAATAATTTTAACCATTTAATTCTCCTTATTTAAACCTTTTAAACAAAGAAATATGCAGCCATAAACAAAGACACCACAACAAAGCAACAAATAAATCAATACTTTCTCCTTTAAACCCTGAATATCCAAATAAAGCTATTAGAATTACATCAAAAATAATCTGTAATATAGTTATATTTTTCATTTTTTGTTTCTCCTTTATTATATTTATATCTTATCATTTCTTTTTGTATTTGTCAAACATTAAGTTTTTCCCCCCGTCAAGTAATTACTAGAGATTCTTGCTTGAAAGTTAATTTGTTATTTGTCGTAAGCTCTAATTTAGTGTAATTACTCCGCTCATTTAGTTTTACGTGCTGTGAATTGGCATAAACTAATCAGCACAACCTGTCAGCAAATGCTGCAATTTCAGTAAGTAAGTCAAACAACGGCTTTCAAATAGTATAAAACTAAGACACCTTAAACTTAAATACTTATCTCTTATAGAGTTACACGGGGTTTATGTAATCAGGTATTCTCGACTTCATAGCTTACTCAGCTCGTTTTGATGTTTATCACATCGCTATACTTTCGTACCTCAACCGCCTATGGGTTATATATTCAATTACATAGATAATAATAACATAGACATTTTCACTTGTCAAGTATTATATACTTATATTTTAACATATCACATTTTAT